AAACAACATAGAATCAAACTCAGCTTCGTATTCTTTCATTTGATCCATAACCAAATAATTCATGAAATCTTTTACACGTTGTGCCTGCTGTTCTGTTGCAGGGTTTTTTACACCGATAATCTGTGTTCTAACTGGTCCATCACTTGGTAGTAATTCTTTGTATGCTTGTGCTTGAAATTGTGTAACCGCTTCCGCCATCACCGGGTGTGTTGCACCTGATGCTCCCTGAAACGGTTCTGTTCTATTTTCGTATTTAAATCCTAAAAGATCTAATCCTTGTATGTATCCTTGCTCCCAATCTTTTCTAGAACTTTTGTAGTCCATGTAATTTTGCACCATCTCGTTGCCGATAGGTTCTAATACATCGTCTGGTAAAAGATCTGCAAGATTGTCAAAGTGTGATTCGGTTCCAGGGACATTAATTGCTCCTGGTTCAAAGTCTAATGTTACACCACCATCTTCTTCTGGTATAACTTCTATTGGTCCTTTTTGCTCTTCTGGTTCCTGAACGGCAACTTCTTCTGCTATCTCCTCTTCCGAAGGGATATCTAATTTAGTTCTAGTGTTCGGGAGTCCTTTGTCTATTTCTGCCATTTAATACTCCTATAAGTTTCTAACACGTTTCATCAAACCTTGCAACCCTTGAGACATTGGTCCTGATTCTGGTGGTGGGCCTGATGATACACCAGCTTGTTTTGCAATACCACCGCCCGCTGCCATAAAAGGATCAAAAGCTTGTCTTGCCCCTTCACTTCTTAATTCTTGTCTTTGTTCTGGTGACATTGCTTGTAGTTCTCTGATTCTATCTCTAGTAAATTTTGCTGCATCTACACCTAATCCTGCAACACCTAAAGCTGCACCAACAGGTGTTGTAAATCTAGCAAACCTACCCAGATTTAAAATTCTTTGAGCTGTTGGGTTTGTTGTAATCTTTGATAAATTTTCTTTAAGAACACCTGGTAAAGATAATTCTAAACCAACTAAGGGATCTACAACCGCATCAGCAATATTCTCTCCTTTATCTATATTAGATTTTACTTGCATGGCTGCAAAGGGTAAAACACCAAGTCTTGTTCCAGCACCTCTAAAAGCTTTTCCTAGTGCAGTTCTAATTGGTGTACCTGTTGCTTTTAAAACAGCAGCTGTACCAGCTGCTGATAATCCTGCACCTGTGGTAATTGGATTTCTTCTTGCAAAAGTATCCTCTTCTATTGATTTAATCCCAATGTTAGGATCAAAACTTGCAGTTAATGGAAAACCATACGCATTTAAAAAATCATCTTCTACAGATACAACTTTTGGAATTACCCTCATCATTTTTCTTAATATTTCTGGTGATGCGTCTCTTAATTTTCGTAACATTTTTTTCTCATCATATTCATTAAAAAATTTTTTCATTCCCTCTAATGTATTTTGAACATTTTTCTTTAACACGTCTCGTTGACCTGTTTCCATAATCTGGCCAACAGTTCTATAATTTTCAGGCACGATAACAGTGTATCCAGCATTTTTTGATGAACTTAATAAATCTGTCCCAGGCACTATTCTATTTTTCTTTTTACCTGTTTCTCCAACAAATCTTTCTTTTGCAATATCTGCTAGTTGTTCTTTAGGATAATATTTATCTGCTGTTCCTAAACCAACATTAGGTAGTTTGGATCCAGTTGCCTCTTCATAATATTTTATTGTATCTTGAAAATTATTTATTAAAGATTGAGCTTCTCCTCTATTTTTAATATTATTTGCAAGATCTAGTTTATCTAATTTTTCTCTTAACTCTGCAAAATCTCTTTGAAATCTAGATAATTGTTTTTGATTAAATTTACCTTCTGCTATGTCTACAAAATCAGAAAATGCAGCTGTCTTTGTTCTTGCTGCACCTGTTATTCCAGCTATCTCATTTAAATTAAAACCAAATGGACTATTCTTACTATAAATAGGAAGTCCTGCTTCTTTTAGTGCAGTTTTAATATTATCTTTAAATGCCTTAAATGATCCAACCTGTCTTCCTATTTTTTCATCAATAGTATCCAATGCAACTTTGTATGCCTGGTCTGCATAAAAATTTCCATATTGACCAGCGCTTGAAGCTTTTTGAATTTTAGTTGCTAGTGATTTGTTTCTAGCTATATCTTTTAATTCTGGGTTTATAAAATCTGCTCCATTATACCATTGTGATAATCTAGCTGTTACATTACCTGCAGTGGTTGCAGTTACATTAGAAAATGATTCTTGTATCTTTTTTAGCGTAGGAAGCTCTCCCTTTTCATACAACTTATTAAACTTTTTATTAAACTCTAACATAAGATTAATTGTGTTAGGTTTTAATTGACCTTTTCTAGAAGCTATTCTTTGATATAATTTTATGTCCTCTTTTGTTGGTTTTTTGTAATAAAAAGAACCTTGCCCTCCCTCACCTCTTTTTACAAAAACTGCATTCTTGCCAATAGTATCCGTTAACAAACTAGGATTTCTATTTTTAACAGTCATGTAATCTGCTTTTTTAATAGGCATTCCTTCTGTATTAAAAAATTCTTGTGCTGAAATATATCCTTTTGGAATTTTAGCTTTTTCCGCTGATTGAAGATCAAAAGTTTCACTTAAAGTTCTATTAATAACCTGTCTATTTATAGGAGTGCCTCTAGAGGTTACGTAATTTTTTGTTTTATTTTTTTGAAGTTTGTTAAAAATATCTGTTGCTGTAAAATTAGGATTTTTTTCTGCAATATCCACAACCATTTGAGGTGTTAACACGGTTGCTTGTTTTCCTTTTTTAAACCCGATCCGTCCACCATCAGCTCGTGGATTACGTCTGTTAAACTGGTTAAATAATTCTATCTCCTGCACTTGTGGTTTTGGATCTGGTCTTGCGATATCTGATGCAAACTTGACTTGTTTTCTAACACCTGATCGAGTCAGGTAGTCCATCATCTGTTTGTATTCTTTTGGAGTCATTACTCTCCTAACATTCTAGCGATACCGCCTGTTGCTTTTTTGATTGGTGGTGAGGATTTTGTAGCCTCTTCTATAATCTCTGATACATCTTCAATTCCATCTTCGACATCTTTTAATTTACCTTCTACATCTGGTCTTACAGTTAATTCCTCATACTCGTCTGGCACTACACCATCCTCTGTGGGTCCACCTTTTTTAAATCTCATAGACTCTTCTTTGTAACCAAACTCACCCATGTCATCTGTTTTTGTAACAATAGTTTCTCCTGGATCACCAAATGCATTTTCTCTTAACTCATAGTTTTTGTATCTGTAAGTTCGTTCAATTCTTGGATCAGCGACTGGGTCGTCAACTGATTTTCCAAATCTTTTAATCTTATCAACTAATGCAAAGAAATAATCTGGAGCTTTGGTTACGGTTTCTTTTGCAGCTTCAACCATAGGTGCTGCTTCTTTACCAAGACCTAGTAATCCTGTTTTAAGTGCACCGATACCTGCACCAACTCCCGCTGCTGCTTTTAAAAATTTACGTCTTGCAAGATCTACAAGCTTACCTTTTGAAAATCCTGCACGTCCACCTTGTGCAAATTTATCGGGGTCCACGCTTAATCCATCAAGTGCTTCACCGTAGAGATCTATTTGTTGTCTTTGATCTAAATCATAAAACTCTTTACCAAATTTTTTTTCTGCTAAGTCTTCTGCAACAAGTTGCGCATTATATTTTCTATCCCCTTTTACAAATCCTGGTGAAACATTGTCGATGGCATCTTTAACCATTTTTCTATTTCTCATCTTACCAACATTCTTTTTGTTTTCTGCTTCGATCATATTTTTTATAGTCTCTTCTGAGGACTGTACTGGCGCTGCGATATCATCTTTGCCACCACGACTACCTGGTGGTGGTAGATCGTCGTCAACCTGTTTACCACCCATGATACCTTTTTTAGGATCTATCTCTTTACCTTCCATGTCAAATACTTTTGCAGATTTTGCAGATGTGACTCCTCCTGTTTTAGGTTTAGACTCTATTGCAATAATTGCATTTTCTACTTGATCAGCATTTTTTAATTGAGTCGGATCGATACCATTCTGCATTAAACGTTGTGCTGTAACTTGTGTGTTGAGTTCTACTAAGTCTCTTTTAGGCATTGTTTGAACAATTCCAGTCTCACCTTTCGACTTCATCATTGTTCTCATCACCCACTGAAAAACTGCTTTTAATCCTTGTACTGCCATTAGTAATAATTCCTTTTACGTTGCTCGACCTTCTCGTCGATATAATCTTCAGGGTGTCCGATCAGACCGCCCTGTCTGAATCGCATGATCGCCTGTGTCGTCGAATCGACCAGGTCATCATGATCGCCATAAGGGAAAGCCGCACACTCCTCGATAACGTCGTCTGCAAATTTCTGCTCAGGTGCCCATATCATACCAGATTCAAAGAGAGGTGCAACAGAATTTACACGAGCGTGCTTATCATTACCTTTTGATGGTGTGAAGTTTACCACCGGTATATCCATCTTTCGAAGCTCGTATGTCAATGGCAAACCACTGGCTTTGGCCTCGACGATGACCGTCTCGGGTTTCCAATACTCGTATTGTTCGAGAGCCAATCTTCTCAGTTCCGGAAACTCGTAACGTCCCTTGATGGCATCGAGTAATATCAGATTGGCGGGACTGTCCTCGTCCGGATAGAATATTCCCCATGTCGTTATCGCACTGTAATCAGCTGTCTCCTTTTTTAAAAATGCTGTATCGTAAGATTGTATAACGTGTTGTAGCTGTGGTATGTCCTCTTCAGTATACTTCATCCACCACTCACGTTTTAATATCGCTCCCTCTTCTGCCGTCGGGTTCTGCATCCACTGCGCGTTCCATTTGCCCGTGGGCAGTGTTGCCTGCACCTTCTCCAACTCGTCCAACTTCCAATACTCCGGCCACACGGGTTTGGCGTCCTTTGAGCCGTGGTCCATGATCGCCGGAAACTCGACCACGTGCCATTGATCGGCTTTCGGTTCCGATTGGTTCTTGACCAACATACCTGTCAGATCTTTCGTCGTCCAACGGGTCATGACGAGCACGATCTTGCCTCCCGGTTGCAAACGTTGACGTGGACCTGATGTGTACCACTCGTAGGCCGACTCCATCGCTGTAGGACTCAGTGCATCCTGTTCCGAGTGCGGGTCGTCTATGATCAATAAATCCGCACCACGTCCCGTGATCGCACCACCGACACCGGCGGCGAAGTATTCACCACCCTGTGATGTCTCCCAACGTCCCGCTGCCTTAGAGTCTTCTTGTAATCTTGTTTGAAAAATTTTTGTATAATCCTCCGAATCGATCAGGTTCTTGGCTTTACGACCGAATCTTATCGCGAGCTCTGCCGTGTGTGTTGCTTGAATGATCTTGAGCTTTGGCTCACGGCCCACCATCCACGCTGGTAGCAAGTATGATGCAAATTCAGATTTTGTATGTCTAGGCGGCATGTTAATGATCAACCGGTTTATTTCACCCGACGCCAATTTATTAAATTTATCTGCGATGTGTCTGTGGTGGGACCCCTCTACGAAATCGGGCCACACGCATTTGACAAAAGACAAGAAGTCATTCTTAGCTTTATTCTGTATCTT